ATCCGCTTGGATGCCAGCGCCGGGGAGGTCTTGCCGATCAGGCCGTTTGCGGCTGCGATATCCGAGACGACTTGCCCGACGGTGGCGCTCTCCCAGCTCTTGGTCCGTCGCACCTTGAGACCGGACTCGCGCAGCTCCGCGGCGCGGGCACGGATGGCCCAGCGCCGGGGCGGGTTGGAGAGCTCCACCTCGTCGACGGTGTACTCGCCCATCGCGACCGCACCGGTGTGGGCGTAGCCCAGCGCCACCGCGAGCTTGGCGCCGTGGCGTGGCCACGGGATCTCCCCGCGCGGGTCGGCGATCTCCAAGGTCAGCTCGTCGGAGTCGATGCCGGCCTTGTCCGTGACCGAGAGCGCAACCAGGAACTCCCCGAGGCGCGCGCTGATGTCGGTGCCGTCGGCCGTGAGGGACCAGATCGGACGCATGGATCAGTCCCAAAGCCGGGTGGGTTGACGCACCGGCTCGGCGAGGTCCGGCAGGGTCACGCGCACGCCGGCCGGGTAGATCGGCCCGCGCTCGGCCAGCCCGACGTTGGCGGCGAGCACGGACTCCACCGCCCCGCTCTGGCGCCCGTAGTAGCGCCAGCAGATCCAGTCGAGCACATCGCCGTCGAGGGTGCGGTAGACGGTATCGGCCATGCTCAGATCCCCAGAATACCGCGGATGGCGCCGACGACGGAGGTATCCGCGCGGATCGCCTCGGGGGCCTCCTCGCCGTAATACCCCAGCCCGATCGAGAACTCCACCGACAGCGCCGAGCCGTCGGCAAGGTGCCGGGTCTCGGTCTCCTCGAGGGTCTCGATCACCCAATAGCCCCAGAAGCGCCCGCGCCCGTCGACCAGCAGCAACGGGTTGCCGGTGTCGGCATCGCGGCGCATGGCCTCGAGCTGCCAGGAGCCGGAGCGCCCGCCCAGCCCGGGGACGCTCAGGCCGAGCCGGGTCAGCGCGCTGTTGGCGCTGGCAATGGTGCCCAGCGCGCTGGTGAGCGCGGGCACGCGCGCGAGCAGGTTGGGCAGACCGAGGAGGCCCTTGTAATGTGGATGGATAACCCCGTCGAGCTGGATGGTGTGCTCCCCGGGGCCGACGAATTGCCGCACCGGGTGGGCGCCGAGGCGGTCCTGCGCCGGCCAACGCCAGGCCGCCGAGCGGGTGAGGCTCTGATAGGCCGCGGTGGAGAGGCCGAAGCGGTAGGAGCCCAGGGCCATCATGACTTCAAGCATGGCGCGGCTCCGTCACATGTCGTCGGGTTGATCGTAGAGGGCGCCGGCCATGCGCCGGCCGACCTCGCGCCCGGCCTTGGAGACCTCTTCGCGCACCAGGGCGGCGAGCTGGCGTGGATCCGCTCCGGAGGGAGCGGTGATGGAGACGCTGATCGGCATGGAGACGTCCCCGCGACCCGCCCCTTTGCGCGCCGGGGCGGCTTGCGCGGCGGCGGCGATGCGTTGCGGTGCCGGCTCGGCGACGCGGGCGCGGGCGTCGCGCAGCCAGCCCAGGCGGCGTTCGTCGCGCGCCTTGGACTCGGGGTCGTCGGCCATCAGGGCGCGCAGGCGCTCGGCCGGTTGGGTGCGTGCGGCGCCCGGCACGCGCTCCACGGCGGCTCTGGCGGGCGTCGCGACCGGCGCAACGGGCACGCGCTCCACCGTCGCCCGTGCCGGGGCCAACGCCAGCGGGGCGGCCACCAGGGGCACGGCGGCGAGCTTCCCGGCCAACGCACCCATGTCCTTGAGCAGTGCCGGGATGGTCTGCGTCATGCCGACCTGTAGACCGGCGACCAGATTGGCGCCGATGTCGGCGAAGACGCGCGAGGGCGACTGCACCTTGAGCGGGGACTTCAGCCAGCTCGGGATGACGTCGCCGAGCCCCATGACCCACTCCTTGAAGTCGCGCCATTTTGATTGCCAGCCGTCCCACAGCCCCTGGACGATGCTCACGCCGATGTCGAATACCTTCAAAGGCAGCGCGAGCAGCCCGGAGAGCAGCTCCCCGACCTTGTTGATCATGCCTGCGATAGCCAGGCCCCAGCGCTTGCCCATAGCCTCGGCCGCTCCGCCGGTGTCCTGCACGGGGCCGACCAAGGCAACGACCTTGTCCCACACCCATTGCAGGCCGTCGAGCACCGGCTGAATCACCGGCATGACCCCGCCGAAGGCGCCCGAGAAGGCGCCGGCGAGCGGGGCGAGCCCTTCGACCAGGCCCGACCACAGCCCGGAAAAGAACGCCTTGATGGGCTCCCAGTATTTCACGACCAGCAGCGCGGCGCCCGCAATCCCGGCCACGGCCAGGCCGATCGGGTTGGCCAGCAGCGCGGCGCCGAGCATCCGCACGACAAACAGCACCTTGGCCAATCCGCCCTGCGTGAGCGCGAGTGCGAGTGCCATGCCGCGCACGCCGGCGGCCAGCCGAGCAAGCGCCGCAGCGGCGACGGCGAACGCTGTCGGCAGCGCGCGCAGGGGGGCGAGCAGCAGGCGCCCGACCCCTAGCCCCTTGAGCGACCACGACAGCACGGCCAGGGCGCCGACGATGCCCGCCAGCGCGATCGTCACGCCCCCGCCGATCACCAGCAGCGCACCGAGCACGCCGACCACGCCGGCCAGCGTCGCCGCCAGCTCTGGATTGCGATCGATCCAGCCCCCGACGGCCGTCACCAGGGCCTCGATCCGCGGCACGATCCGCTCGATCACCGGCAGCAGAGCCGTCCCGATGCGCTCGCGCAGGGCTTGCGCGGCTTGGGCCGTGCGCGCGAGTCGCAAGGCCGGGTCGTCTTCGAGGCGTTGCGCGAACATGCCGCCGATCAGATCGACGGACGGCGCCGCGGCGGCTTCGCGGCGGATGGCCTCGAATTGCTCCCAGTTGGTCATCAACGACATCAGGCCGGCGCGGCTTTCCATGTCGCCGAAGATTTCGGCCACCTTGAACGCATCCCCGCCGGTGACTCGCCGAATCAAGCCGATGAATTCATCGAACACGTCCTTGCCCTCGGCACGCCATCGCGCCATGGCGGCCGGCAGGTCGGTATCGAACTTCTTCGCCAGTGCGTCCACGGTCGACGGGGCGAACATCTTCTCCAGCAAGTCGCCCATCTGGGTGGCGGCTTGGCCGGCCGACCCGGCCCCGGCGCGGACCACCTGAAGAGCCGCGGCGAGGGTGCCGACCGCGTCGGCACCTTGGCTGATCTTCGCCATGCTGGCTGTGAGCTCGGGGAAATACTGCGCCATGTCGCGCACCTCGAACCCGCCCGCATTGGCCGCCGCGGCCATGCGATTGAAGGGGTCCGACAGGCGCGCCGGATCGATGTCGAGCTGGGCGATGACGGCGGACGCCGTGCTCTCCACGTCCGCAAGCTCGGCCTTGAGGGCGGCCGCGGCGCGGGCCGCCTCCGGCAGCGCCGCGGCCGACTGGTCGAAGCTCAGCCCTTTGGCGGTCATCGCGCCGAGCGACTCGACCAGGGCGACTTGCGATTGCCCGAACTCCGCGGACAGCGCCCGCAACTGCGGGCGAATGGCCCCGACCTGCGCGGCCGTCTTGCCGGCGACGATCCCGACCTCGGTCAGCCCGGATTGCACCTGCATCGCCAATCCGACGGCATCTTGCAGCGGGGCGACGAGTTGCGCCCCGGTGCGCGAGAGGGCATCGCCGACGAAGGTCATGTTGGCCGTCATCGCAACGGCGCGCTCGATATTGCGCGCCAGTCCGCGCAGCGGCGCGCTCAGGCGATCCACCAGTCCGACGATGACCGATACGTTCAGATCGGATGCCATGGGCTATACTCTCGGGATGCGTCTGCTAGCGATCATCGCCACTCTCCTTATCGCCTGGTCGGCCGGGGAATTTTTTGCGCCGGCCTCCATGGTGCTCGCCGTGGTGGTGGGCGTCGGCGTTGCGGCCGTTGGCCTGCTCGGCATCGGCACCGTCATGGTCATCCTCGGCGGCCCCGAGGCCAAGCCCGCCAAACGCTTCGGCGAGTTTTAACGCCCGCCGCCTGCTTTCAGCACCGCCTCGGCGCGGGCCTCCCAGTCCATCAGCTCGACGAGCCCCATGCCGTCCATCTCCCGCGGCGGCCAACCCCAGGCCGTGGCGATCACGGCCCAGGCGTCTTCGACGGACTCGGGGAGCCGTCCGAGGGCGTGAAAAAACCCACGACCGCGCTCATCAGCGCCATGGTATCGCGCGCTTTGAGTTGCGCGAACTCGGGGGCCGTGAGCTCGCAGATGCGCGGGATCACCGCGGCATGGGCCGCGGTGTCGAGCTGCAGCACGTCGAGCAGCTTCACCCCGCGCAGCTCCCCGGCCGTGGGCTCGCGCAGGGTGATGGTGCGCCCGTCCGAGAGCACGACGACGGGCTCCGGGGCGGCATCCTGTGGCGTTGCTTTGGTCATGGCGCCCCCTTACAGCCCGATCGCGCCGCGCAGGGCGGCCATCTGATCCGTCCCGCCGACCACGCGGATCATCCGCTCGGCATCGATCTCGATCACCGTCTGTCCGCCCACTTCGAGCTTGTAGGAGCGGCAATTGACCGTGCACTCCATCTGCGCCTTGGCTCCCGCCTCCCAGGAGCCGCCGTTGAGCACGTGCATCTGCCCGCGCATGGTGACCTTGATCGGGGTCGCCTCCGCGCCGTCGTCGCCCAGCGCCGCGCCGCGGAACACCAGCGGCACGCGCGAGCCGTCCACCAAGCCCCACAGCTTGATGATGTCGGCGCTGTACTCGTAGAGCGTGAACTTCGCATCGAGCGCCTCGACCAGGCCCATGTCGAGCTTGATCTTGCCGGACATGCCCCCGGCCGCGTACTCCTCGGTGACGATGCCGAGCTCGGGAAGCTCCACATCCGCCTTGCCCGCGTAGCCGCGCCCGTCCACGAAGCAGGCGTACGCCTTCAATACACTTGGAATTGCCATCGTTTAACGCTCCGTTCAGGCCGCTTGCGGGAGGATCTCGACCAGGTAGTCGTTCACCAGGTGCGAGCGGAAGGTGATGTGTTCGGCCGGGTACGGCGGGGTAAAGTCGAAATCGAAATACACCTTGCCTTGGGCGATCTGGTCCGGGGTGTTGAGCTCCGCATCCGCCCAGCAGCGCCCGCCGATGATGGCGCCGACCTTCACCAGGTGGCTCAGGTAGTTGTTGACGCCCTCCACCACGTCCTCGATGTAGGTCTTGGTGATGTTGCGGTCCACGGCCCACAGGTGCGACCGCAACAGGCTCTCGTGGACCATGTCCGCGGTGCGGCGCACCGAGAGGAACGCCCACTTGGGATCCGCGCTGCACGAACGATTACCCCACAGCCGATAGCCGTCCTTGCGGATGATGGTCGCCACCTCGTTCTCGTTGAGATAGTTCGCCCTCGAGAGCGCATCGCCGAGCTCGAAGTCGACCGCGCGGGCGGTGCCGACGATGCCGCTCATCTCCCGGTTGGACGGGGACCACCAGAAGCCGCGCTCGTTGTCGGACTTGGCGATGATGCCGGCCACCCGCGGGGAGGCCGGGGCGATCGCCTCGGCGTTGGCGACGGTGTCCCAGACCTTCACCTGCGGGTCGACGAGGTAAACGCGGTCGGAGCCGAAGTTGCCGCGGTAGGTGATGGCGGCGGCATCCGTGCTGTTGGGGCCGTCGGCGACGATGACCGCGCGCAGGCGCTCGGCGATGCCGACCAGCTCCGACACGGCCGCTTGCTGGTGCGTGAAACCCGGAGCAATCAGGATCCGCGGCACCACATGGCAGACCGACTCGGCATCCAGGAGCGCATGCACCCCGGTACGGGCGGCACCGTTGCCGATGATGTTGGTCAAGGTGCCTTCCGGGGAGACCGCCTCCTCCACCCGCACCACCACCACCCAGGCGCCGGCCTGGTCCCACACGGCGTCGAGCGCCGCCGGCAGCGTGCCGGTTGCGCCCAACGCGGCGGCCTCGGTACGGCGCGTGCACAGCACCGGGGTATTCAGCGGGAACGCCTCGTCGCGGCCGCCGGCCAAGTACGCCGGTTTCGGTGTGGCATCGAGCAGGCCGGGCGGGTCCTCGGTGTCGTAGGCCGCGGTGACCGTCACGAGCGCCGCCGCAGCCGGGGATGCCGCCACGGCCGCGGCGATCTGCCCCGCGTTGGTGGTCGAGACCCCGTCGGCATCGCCGGCGAGCTGCACCGTGATGATCCGCTCGCGTGCGCTCACGGCGAGCGGCGTGTCCTCCGCGCTCGGGCGCTTGAAGTGCACGCCGATGGCATTGCCGGCCACGCCCGCAGCCTTGGCCGTCCACAGCAAGGCGGTGGTGTCGTCGACACGACCGGTGATCAGGGTTGCGGTCGCCGCGGCTTGGCTGCCGGGTGCCGTGCCGACCAGGCCGATGACGGACGAGCGCACGGTGGTGATGGGGCGGGCGCCGTCGTCGATCTCGACGATCTCCACACCATGAAGGAATTGCTCGGGCATGCTGATGACTCCGTTACAGGGACTGGATCAGGGTGGTTGCCGCGGTCACCACGGCAGTGATGGCGCCCTCGGTGGATGCGGCGTCGATGTCGCGCAGCGCTTTGGCGCGTGCGCCGTGGATCGCGGCATACCGCGGGCGCCAGACGGCGATCAGATCCTCGATCTCGTCGATGAGCGTGGGGATGCTGATGGTCCGGGCAGTCGCCTCCGCATTGAGCAGCGGGAACCCCTCCGGCTGCGGGTTGATGCGCACCGTCCACTCCACGACCTCGAGGATCAACGCAAAGAGCGTCGCGGGGTCCAGATGCTGGCTCGCGCTCGCCGCGGATTGCGCGGCTTGCGCGCGGCGCGCGACGATGGCCTTGGCTTGCGCGCGATGCGCGGCGATGTTGTAGGCCGGCGGGGCGTTGGAGAGGCTGCCGTCGAGCGCGAGCTTGGGGTAGTCCATCTCCAGCGATGTCGTCCAGATCGCCTCGGAGACCGCAACGGCGCCGCCGGGGATCGTGCTGTGGATGTCGTCGCGGTAACGCCCGGTGACAAAGCGCGCCCCGTCGAGGGTAAAGGCGAAGACGCTCATACGATCCTCCCGAAGCCGACGACGAAGGGCGCGAAGCCGCCCGACCAGGCGAGCCCGGCGCTCGTGAATGCACGAACCCTGAAATTCGTGACCGTGACCTCATCGACGCCGACCATGATGTCGGAGGTCGTGTTCATGTCCTGCTCGCTGATCAGCGCGCCGTAGACCTCCGTGAATGCGATGGGCCACGTCACCAGACCGCCGGTGGTGGCGCCGGGGAGGTACCGCCATTGGATGTACATCGTGCCTTCCTGGGCCGGGAGTTTCAGCCACCCGTTCTTGCTGGCGTCCCAGAGGAGCCGGAGTCTGCGCGCGTCGATGGCGGCGACCTGCGCGACCAGATCCCAGATGGCGTCGGCCGTGACCGCCGCATCGGTTTTGCCGTCGAGGTTGGCCTGCGTCAGGCTATTGACGAGCTTGGCGATGCCGGCGGCGCCGGCTGTCGCGGCAGGCAGGCGCGCCTGGGCCATCGTGCCGAGGGTAATGGCGGATGCGTCGTGCGTATGGGAGCCGGCCGCTTTGCCGGCCAGCGCGGTCTCGAGACCCGTAATCGCCGCGATCGGATGCTGGTCGGCGTTGGAGCGGTTGACCAAAGCCGCGTGATCGGTGGTTCCGCCGCTCCCGCCGGAGCCGATCATGGCCTTGAGCTCGCGGATCTTATCCGCCGTCACGGCGGCGTCGATCTGCCCGTTCAGATCCAGGTCGACCAAGCTGTTGATGAGCTTCACGCCGCCGCGCGCGCTCGACGTCGCCGGCGGCAGGCGCTCGGGGGCAAAGGTCCCGTCGGTAATTGCCGAGGCCAGATGCGTATGGGCCCCGGCCGCCTTGCCGGCCAGCGCGTTGGTCAGCCCGGTGATGGCGGTGATCGGATGTTGATCCACATCCGCTCGGTTGTTGAGCAGCCCGTGGTTGGTCGTCCCGCCGGACACGCCGTCGATCAGAGCCTCGAGCCGCGCGAGCTCGTTTTTCAGCCAGCGCGTGCGGTCCGCGAGGTCCTTCAGCGGCTGATTGCTCGGCGCCGTGTCCGGCCCGCCGAGGACCAGATCGCTGGTCTCGAGCTTGGTGACGGTGGCCGGAAAGCCGCTGCCGTCTTCGGTAATGGTCCCCATAGGAGGCTCCGTCAGGAGGCGGTCAGGGTGCCGCCGTGATAGATGATCACGCCGTCGTGCGCGTGCACGCCGTCGTAGAACTGGTCGTAGGCCACGATGTAGCGCAGGTGCGAGCGGGCGTTCTTGTAGTAGTCGATGCGCCGGCGGATCTCGGCCTGCTCGCTCGGCGAGGGCACGGACCCGAGGCTCAGCAGCACGTCGAACTCGTAAGGCCCCAGATCGCTGGCGTAGTCGATGCTGCCGTCGTGCGGCGCCTCGCCGCGGTAGAAGGTCCCGGTGCCTTCGAGGATGCGCACCTGCCGATAGCCCATCAGCTCGAGCGCGCGACGCACCGCCCACGGCGTGCCTTTGCGGGCGTGCAGGAGCGCGCTCTCGGCGATGATGGTGCGGCGCGTCACATCGTCCCAGGCCGCATCCCACTCATCCACGGACAGCGCCCACGCCAGCCACGGCAGCAGGCCCGACGGGCAGGTCTGCGGGCGCCACAGATCGCGCAGCGTCACGCCCACACCGGCAATCCGCGCCGTCGCGTCTTCCAGCGCCAGCTCCTGCGGCGCGCAGTGCGTGGGCAGGAGTCGCTCGCGCGCGCGGCCGTCCCAGGCATAGCCGCCGTCCCAGCGCACACCGGGGCTATCCCACGTCAAGCCGCTCATGGCCACACCTGCACGGCGCCGAGGTGGATCGCCGTAATCGGCGTCGAACCGAGCGACACCGCGGTGATAGGCGTCGCGCCCAGCGTCAGCGGCAGCGCGGCGGCGCCGGCGCCGTAGTCGATCCCCAGCCGCAGCGCATCCACGTAGACCGTCGTGGTCGCGTCCGACGCCAGCATGATCTCCACGGCGAAGGCGGCGGCGCGCAGATCCGCCAGCGTCGGCTCGGCGAAGGACGCGAAAACCCACGTTCTGTCCAGCGCGAGCGGCGTCGTATCGATCGGGGCATTGAGCGTCAGCGTGTACCACGCCGACCATCCGGCGGTGCCGTAGTAGCGCGCGTACAGGGTATGTAGATCGAGCGCCGTGCTGCGCGCCTGAAGCTCGATGCGCAACGCATCGAGCGTCGTATCGGCGGGCAGCAGCGCGGCCAGGCCGAACGACTCGGCGCGCAGACCGTCGCTGCTGTAGTTGGTCAGGATGGTCACGACCGCCGAGAGCAGGTTGCGCTCGACGATGCGCGAGGGGTTCGACCAGGGATTTTGAAACGGCGCGGGGTGCGCGTAGCCCGCCGCACCCTGCCCCGGAGCGACCGTCAGCGTCGGCATCAGCCCGTCACCAGGTAGAGCACGTTCGCCACCGGCGTGGCCGGCAGCGCCGCGACCACGGCAATCGTCAGCCCCGAGACCGTGTTCTGCGCATGGAGGCCGAGCTTCCCGTCCAGCGCGGCCTGGGTCGCTGTGCTGATCGGCTTGGAGGCATCGGCCGTATTGTTGACGTTGTTGAGGCCGACATCCGCCTTGACGAGCGTCACCACACCGGTCTTGCCTGCAACCGAGGCCACCGGGGCCGTGGAGTCGGCGGCCGTGACGGTCACGACCCCGTCGACGTTCTCCAGGGTGATGTTGTTTCCTGCGACCAGGCCTTTCACCGGCACGTCGGCGGCGATCGTGCGGGCGGTCCCCGCCGGGGTAATCGTGATGTTGTCCCCGGCCACCAACGACTTCACCGGCACGTCCGCGGCGATCGTGCGCGTGGTCTCGTCGGCCGAAACGGTCACGTTCGCGCCGGCGACCAGCGTCTGGATCGGCGCCAACCCCGGCACCTCCCCGAACGTCGGGCGTTGCCCGAGCGCCGTGTCGAGTGTGGTCAACGCGCCGACGATGTGCCCGAAGTTCGCCCGCAGCGGGGCGCTCGACAGCTCCGCGCCCTGCGCCGGAACACTGATATCGATGTCGCTGATCGCCATTACTCGTCCACCCCGGTAATCGTGATCGTGATGCCCGTGCAGCGTGCAATGGCATCGTGTGCCGTGACCACGTCGGCCGCCGGGCTGCTCAGCACCACGTTTTGGACCCCGGCGACATGCAGCGCGGCGAACAGCCCGGAGCGCGTCACGTCGTGCCCGAGCCGGCGCCGGGCCGCCACATACGCCTCCACCTGCGCGCGGGCGTGCGCCAGGACGAGCGCGGGATCCGGACCCGCGTAGATCGCCAGCGTTGCGGTGACCGCATAGGTGTTGATGGCGCTCGGCCCCTGCACGCTCACCGCGTCGGTGAGCGGGCGCACGTGGTCGGCATTCAGCGCCGCGGCGACAATGCCGAGCAGATTGCCGCTCGGCGTGCCGTCCACGGCCTCGGCCGAGAGGATCGTCACGACCACCTCGCCCGTGTAGCCGCCCGGCGTGCCGGGAGCGAAGACATCGACATCGATCACCCGCCCGTCGGCCGCACGGGCATGAAATGCGTAGGCGCCGACCGAGCCGGCCGTGCTGTAACCCTCGAGTGCGAGCTGGATGCGGGCGCGCAGATCGGCATCCGACTCCAGCACCAGCGGCACCGGCGGCGTCGCGTCGAGATCCTCGGCCTGCACGATCAGGCGCCCGACGTTCACCAGCGCACCCAGATGCTCCAGGTCCGCCCCGGTCGCAAACGCCAGCATCACCGCACGGGCGGCATCGTTCACGCGCGCACGCACCAGCAGCTCGCGATAGGCGCACGCCTCCAGCAGCTTGTTGATCGGCTCGGACTCCAGCCCCAGGACCGCGATCAAGGAGGGATCGCGCGCGGCGACATCCGCCCGCAGCGCGAGCAGGATCGCCTCGAAGTCCAGCGGCTCCACGACCTGCGGCGGCGGCAGCGCGGACAGATCGATGGCGGTGAAGCTCATGCGGCGAGCCTCCGGTAGTTGCCGGCCGTCGTGATCCGCGCAGCACCGGTTGCCGTGCGCCGCGCCCGCACGGGGGCCACGGTCGGCACGGCGACGCGCGCGGCAGGTCCGATCAGAATGCCCTCCAGACGCAGCGCCCCGCCGTCGGCACGCCAGATCAGGTCGAGATCGAGCGCGATGACGCCCACACCGAGCGCCCGCACCGCGACGCGCTGCACCGCCACCCGCGGCTCCCAGCGCCCGATCGCGCCGGCCGTGGCCTGGATGATGTCGAGCACGGTCACCCCGTCGAGCGGCGCGTCCACCAGATCCGGCAGCAGGCTGCCGTATTCACGGCGCATCACCCGCGTACCCAGCGGGGTCGCGAGGATATCGGCGATCGACTGGCGCAGATGCGCCAGCACATCCAGTTTCCGGCCGGTGACGGCGCTCATCCCGCTCATTCAGGCGGCCCCGACTTGCCGGAGCCCGGCTCGACGTTGGTGTGTCGGTGCGTCTTCAGGCTCACGCCGTCGGCAATCACGTCGCCCTGCACGAGGATGTTTCCGCCCGAGGCGTTGATGGTGACCCCGCCTTGCGCGTTGATGGTCATGCCGCCGTCGGCCACCAGGTTGACGGTCGCCCCGGAGGGCAGGACAGCGCTCAAGCGGTGTGCGGCGCGGTCGTACTCGATGACCGCGCCGTCGGCGTAGGTCGTGCGCGCCACGGTCGCGGCATTGGCCGGTGCGGCGTGGTCGTTGCAGTAGATGGCCCCGAGCACGATACCGCCCGCGGGATCCCCGTCCGGGCACAACACCGAGACCTGCTCGCCCACCTCGGGCGCGCTCCAGGTGCGATCCCCGCCCGCGCGCACGCTGTTCCACGGCAGCCAGGCGGTGACAAGCTCGCCGAGGCGCACGCGCACCCGCGCCGTGGCATAGTCCGCCTCGGCCACGGTGCCGATCTGCACCAGATTGGCCCGGCTGCGCTCCAGCTCGGCGGTGTCGCGGGTGGCGCTCACGCGTCGACCGTCAGCGATCCGAGCGTGCACCAGCGCGAGCCGTCCGCGTCGGTCGTGCAGCTCGCCGGATCCAGGCTCGGGGAGACGACCGGCACGGGCGTGACGACGCCGGGCTTGGGCGCGATGCCGAAGCGCACCGTGTAGGTGCCGGCCGGAAGCGTGATGCCCCGGCGGGACGCGACGGCCTCTTGCCCCTGCTCCAAGCGCGCCAGATCGGCGCCGAGCGCGAGCGTGGTCGGCGCGCCCGCGCTCGGCACAAAGCGGATCGCGGGCGCATACAGATAGGAGAACAGCCGATGCGGCCCGGCGTTCTTGATGGTCACGCGCACCGACCAGCTTTCGCCCGCGCTCGGCGCACTCGGCAGCAGGACCGCCGAGGGGTAGATCCGATACCCGACCGCGGCATTGAACGTCTGGATGCGCGGCACCGCGGCGGCGAAGGTGGTCGTCAGATTGATGTATTTGCCGTTGAACATGGACCCGCGCGGCCCCGGCGTCCCCGCGCCGTTCGGCCACGGCCAGGCCGAGACCGTACTGCCGAACCAGTCGAGCGAGGCCGACAGCGCCGTGGGGGTGGCAAAGGCCCCCGCCGGCTCGCCGTTGATCGGCCCGTACCGCCAACACTCGCCGAGCTCCGGGAAATCACGCAGTGCCAGATTGATCTGCCAGGCGGTATTGATCGCCGCGTCCGGCGCGTCCATCCCGTCGGTGCGCCAGGCGGCCATCTGTCCGCCGAAGCCCTCGGCGATCGCGCGCGAGCACACCGCGCGCCAGCCGTCGAAATTGAGCGGATTGGTGCGGTCGCTCGTCGAGAAGGCTTGCGCGCTGTCCAGGGTAGCGGCCTGAAAGTTGGTCAGCAGCGGGATGGTATCCGGCACCTTCCACCACTCGTCCAGGAGCGCCGTAAAGGTCGCCGTGTTGGGCGTCGGCAGCCGTGTCGTCCCGTCCGCGTGCAACCGGGTGTTGTGGGTGTGCATCTCGCCCCAATCGCCCCAGCCGCCGGTGTCGATATAGGCGATCCAGGGCACGTTCGCCGGGGTCAGAATCGAGGTGCGAAACCACGCAATCAGGGCCGTATAGCGCTCGCGGAAGGTCTGACCCGAGCCCGGCGGCTCGTTGTAGTTGGGCATCCACATCGGCGCGCACACCGCCCCGTCGCTGTTGAGCCACTTATCCTGTCCGGCGTTGTAGGCACAGCTGCCCTTCAGGAAGCGGGCGCGGTAGTAGGCGCAGTTGCCGTCCGGACCCCCGCCGGCGCGCCCGAGATAGGCCGGGCCGGACCCGATCGAGGTGCACTCCCCCCGCGCCGTGCCCGCCGTGATAAACCACTCGGGCACGCCGCGCGGGGTGCCGCTCGGCGGGCTCTCTTGGGGCATGTAGGCGATCAGCCGAAAACCGACCATGTCCCCGGCGGTCTTGGCCGAATCAATCAGCGCTTGCACCGCGGCGGTCTGATACACCCCGTCCTGCGTCTCGAGCTGGCTCCACGGGAGCCGATACTCCCGGATCGCCGCATGCGGCAACTGCGATTGCGCCGCGGCATTGGTCGTGAGCGAGTCCACGCGCGAGCCGGTGCTCCACCAGGGGACCGAATTCCACACGCCCGGCACCACGAGGCCGCGCTTGGCGGTCTCGAGCGCCCCGGTGTAGAGCGTCGGGGCGAGCGTTGCACAGCTCTCCAGGCCGCAGCCGGTCTGCGCGGTCTGCGCGCGCGGATTCTGCGGCGTCGGCGGGGCCGCGGCCGCGCTCGCGCCGAGCAGGCCGAGCAGGATGCCGAGCGCGAGGGCGCCCGTGCGGCGCGTCGGGGTCATCGACTTGACGGTCATTTAGGCGGTCCTCGTGATCAGCACGGCGGGGAGGTTGTCGGCCGCGTTCGACGCGGTCCAGGTGAGTGTGGCGAAGTCCGCCGGCAGGCTGGTTTGCCCGGCGCAGCGCAGGCTGCGCACGTGGCTGAAATTGGTGTCTTCGTTGGCGGGGACGAGCACGCCGAAGGTGTCGGCCGCCGCGGCCAGGGTCACGGCGCTCACCGTCGGCGCGCCGCCGCTGGCGAGCACGACCGCCCAGTAGCGACGCCCCGGCAGCAGCGTCACGGCGCCCGGCGCGCCCATCCGGGTCTTTGCCGAGGTCGCGCCCGAGCCGGTGACGGCCGTCCCGAGCCGCGCGCCGGGGCTGCCCGCGGCATCGGCCGCGAGCGCGAAGGCGAGCGTGGCGCCGGCCGCCCCGGTGGAGACGCGCATCATCAGCTGATCCACCGGCAGCGCGGCAGTGACGGTGAACGGGTGCGCGTTGACCTCGCCAGCGGCGAGCACGCGCGAGCCGAGACCGTTCAAACCCACCATGCCGGCCACCACGGCGTTCACCGGCGCCACGCCGTCGATCGGGATCGCCCCGCCCGGGCCGTGCGCGGCCGCGTGGGCGGTCGCATCGAGCAGGCGCGGATCATCCGGCGTCACCCACAGCTGCGGGAGCGTGGCCAGATCGACGACCACCGTCGCACTCGGCGCCGAGACCGACCGACCGGTCGGGTCCGCGGCGTCCCACTCGTAGGCCAGCGTGCGCACCTCCCAGATCGAGCCGACCGCGCAATCGATCGCGTCCAGATCGACCGCCGTGACAGCGCCGACGTCGACCCGGCGCCAGGTCGCTGCACCCGCCTCGCGCGACTCCACGTAATAGCCGTCGGCACCGGCGGAGGCATCCCAGGCGAATTGCGTCGGCAGCTCGCCGCCGACGCCGTCGAAATAGGCCACGATCGCGTCGCGGTCCGCCTTGGCGGTCCACAGCCTCGGCGCCGTGGAGAGGCCGGCCGTGGCCTCCACGGAGGTCACCGTCGGCGGCAGCACGACGGGCTCCGCCGGCGGCACGGGGACGTTGAGCAGGAGGCGCGCATCCAGCCCCCCCGGCAATCCGGGGACCGGATCGCCCTCGGGGTCGGTCTGCACGTTCACGACCGGGATCACGTCGCCGATGGCGGTCCCGAGCGTGTAGGGCGCGATCGCCGCGCGCAGTTGCGCCACCGTCGCACGCGCCGAGCTGCCGAGGGCGGTCTCGACCTCGACCAGATCGGCCTCCGCGGGCGGCAGGGCGAGCGCGGCGAGATCGGAGATTTTTTGGTAGATCGGCTCAGCCAAGTGAAAGACTCCTGATGGATCCGTCGGCGCTCGTGCGCACCCCGGAGGACGTTGCGCGCAGCCGCGCGGTGACGGCCCCGCCCCAATACCAGGCCACCCGGCCCGCGCTGTCGGGCACGCCGTAGAGCGTGCCCGCATCGGGCGCCGAGGGCAGCGCGGGCAGAATCGCGAGGCGGATCCCGCCGGCATGCTCCGGCGCCACCATCGCCGCCTCGGCAAACGCATCCGCGGCGATCCCGACGGCAAGCGCCCCGTCGAGCAGGTACGGCTCGCCCGCGGCGCACTGCTCGGCCTCGGCCGCGGCGGCGGCTTGCGCCCGTGTGCCGCGCTTGATGCGGATCGCCGCCATGCCGGCTTAGAACGTCCCGCCGTCCACGGTCGCGACGTTGAGCGTCACGAACGCATTGCCCGGATCCAGCGTCCATTGCATCGAGGTGCCCATCCGCAGCACGCCGTCGATGCCGTCGGTGCCCCACAGGTACCCGGACGCACCGCCCTGGACTGCCGCCACCCGCTCGTCCGTGTCGGTGTCGGCGATGTTGAGCGCGGCGCGCAGCGCCTGCACCGTGATCTTCTTCTCCCGTTGCCCGGCCGCGTCCGCGTCGTGGATCAGCAGAAGGTCGGTCGCGGCGTTGACGGCGCCGATGGTGGTCAGCGCGTCGACCGCGGGCGTGATCGGGACGCGGGTCGTGGCGTCCGTGGCCAGATGCAGGTTGCCCCGATCCAGCGTCGCCAGCGGTTCGCCCGCCAGCATCCCCGCGGAGGGCAGGGCGGCATGTTGGCCGCGTCGCAGTTGGAGTCGTGGCATCGGCGTATCTCCTAAGTGAATACCCCGGCATCGAGCACGCCGGTGTGGTGCTGCAAATCAAAGGTGTCCGCGCGGATCGCGCGCGGGTCGTAGACCCCCGGCGCCATGTCCCCGTCGCGCCCGGGCGGGCCGGCGAGCGCGGCCAGGATCTCGACCCGGCCGGGCGGGTGCGAGGCCACCTCTACGGTAGCCGTGCCGACCTCGACCACCGCCGTCACGGCCGTCATTGCGTCTGGTCCTCGAGCAGATCGAGGAGGATGTCCTGCGAGGACTGCACCCGCCCGTCCGGCCAGGTGAGCTCCAGGTCGAAGAGATGCTCGCCGGGCGGGATCTCCCGCATGACCGCCGCCGGGAACGTCAGCCCCAGCTCGCCGGGGTCCGGTCCGTGCACGAGACGGCCGTCCTCGGTGGAGGCGTGCGCCCGCAGCGTGCGCGCACGGTCCCGACCGCGCACCTGCAGACGGGCCGAACAGCCGGACACGTCGAGCGGCGCCTTGGTGCGCGCGTCGCGCCAGAAAAAGCGCATGGTCAAGGTGTCCCCGCGCTTGACCGTGATGCGTTGAATCGGCGGCGTCACGGGGCGAGCCCTCCCGGCGGGGCAGCCACGCGCCAATAATCCTCGGCCGTGCCGCC